ACTAGCACAACCACTTTGCCTTTGACAACAAGCACAACAACTTCTAGTGCTACTGACTACACTTTCTGCATAACAGAAGAGCAAACAATCACTGCTAGTAACGGGTATTACTTGTTTGACAATAGACCATACGTTTCTAATGAGAAAATTGGGTTGACAAATGGAACGTATGTTTTACGAAACGTTCCACAGTCTCATCCAATAGCTATATTAAACTATGGTAACTGGTCTAATATAAGCTATAGCGGTGAACCAATGAAAAGTATATCGCATACGGCTCCAGACGGTCATATGTATAATTATTATTATGGTGATATAACTGTACAGGTGTCAGGTAATTTTGGTGTAATTAGTTATGACTGCTCTAATCATGGATATATGGGTGGTCAAGATAGACTTGTATTTGATGATACTTGTCCAGTTATTAGTGTAATACCTACGACATCTACAACAACACTAATTACGCCTACAACAACAGAAATACCAAATAGTCTTATAGAGACTACAACAACCATAATACCAACTACACTAGAACCTACCACAACATCTAGTACAACTGTAGCAACAACAGCACAATACTGTTTATCTACAGCAGCTTCAGGGAATACAGCAACTTATGGTGGCGGTCAATATATCTTTAATGGTAACTATGGCTTATACGGAATGACAACAGGAACATATGTATTTAAAAACATTTCCGCATCACACCCTATAGCATTCTTGAATTACGGGAAAACTAACAACATTACATATTCAGGTCAATATGCAGGTGGCAGTAAGCAAGCTCAGGACGGATATCAATACACATACTACTATGGTGATGTAACAGTTACTGTAACAGGTGACTTTGGATTCTTATCATATGAGTGCTTATATCACGGATATATGGGTGGTGAAAACAATATTATATACGATAACACAACATGCAATTAAAAATAAAAGAAAATGGCTAGACAAAACATAGATTTAGGTACAGCTGGTGATTTAACAACTGGAGACAATGTAAGAGAAGCATTTGATAAGGTTAATGATAACTTTACAGAAGTATACTCTGATATTGTAAACCTACAAACAGATGACGCTAATGACGTTACTCAAGTTAATGGTAGAACTGGTAATGTTGTATTAACTACTAATGATGCAAAACATGCTGTAAGCGTTATATCTGACAACGCTACAGCAGTAGCTGGAACACTGTATGTTTTTACAGCTGATTTGATTTTAACTTTGCCAGCAGCACCAGCAGTTGGTGACAGCATCAAAATATCCAACTTGTCGCAAGTAGAAACTTGTGTAGTTAATAGAAATGGCAAAAAAATATTAGGTTTATCAAGTAACTTGACATTAAACAATAGATATAGTTCTTTTGAATTAGTTTTTTCAGGAGATGATAAAGGATGGGTAATAATCGGTCAAAACTAATAAATTATGGCAACACTTACACAATTTTTTGGGGATGCTGTAGCATCAGGGCAATCAGAATATCTTACAGATCCTAGACAATTTCCAGCTGTATATGCAAGGTACTTCGGTATTAAAACCAGGGTTCAGACCATGAGAAACGCTTATGAAATCTACTTCTGGGATGCGATGAATGCTTACATGAATACTTACAATGAAGTAGACTCTGTTGAATTTGGTGGTAATATAGAACTTCCTAATAGGAGCTGGAATGTTGGGACAGTAAATAAGAGATATGGAGATATTGCGGATCCTGCTTTTTTTGATACCAGAAGAAGAGGTAATGTTGTTAAAATAGAAGACACAGATATTGGAAACTGGGTCGAGATTTGCAATGTAACAGGTGAATCAGGTTATCTAGCATGGGTGTTAGGTCCAGCTCAGAAAAACCTAGTAGTATCATCTACTGTAAAACCAACTACAGGTATAAAAATTATTGTTGACGCACAAGAATATGAGTTTACTGCCCAACATCTATATTATGATGGAAATACCACTCTGCATAGAGGAAGACTTGGGTGGGGTGCAATCCAACCAGGAACAGGGTCTGGTAGCTGGGCACCAGGTATTAACACTGTTGCTGCTTATGATGATATAGGAACAGATAGAGATAATCATAATGGATCTATTGGATATGGTCACAATGGTGTTTTATACCAAACCATGGCTCAATACCAATTAAAAAATCCTTGGACGTTGGGAGGAGTTTATGCAGGTCATTCAGGACTAAGATTTGAGAATTCAATTCAGTGTTTTGTTAAAAACGATGGTTTAGGTGTAACAACACAGTCAACAAACGAATATTCTAATTACGCTGCTGCTGCATGGACATTTGATTACACAATACCAGGATATTAAAAAAAAATAAACTATGGCAACTTTATCACAATTTTTTGGAGACGCAGTGGCGTCAGGACAATCACAATACACTACAGACCCTCGTTTGCTTCCTGTAGGAGTTTATCATGTGGGATATGTTAAAACATGGTCTAATTATAATGATGGAACGCATGAGGAGGTTTTCTGGTATACAAGTATGCCTAGAATGTTTAATATGTATGACGACCAGTGGAGTACTGTTTACAATGACTATACCTGGCGTAATCCTAACATGAAAGATGAAAATGCAGGGAATCACACGCAAATAGATAATTTTGAGGCAGCAACAAATAGTGATATTGCTGGTGGATATGTTATTGTTGACTACAATACTCAGCAAGACACTTGGGTTGATGTATGTAATCATAGTGGCTTTGGAGGCTATTTAGGATGGGTTGTTGGACTTGGAAATCATGGTGCTGAGGTAGGTGGTAAAAGTCATATTAAAATCATTGTTGACAGTCAAGAATATGAATTCGTAGGAAATCTACACTACAGAAATGGTTCTACAACTTCATCACACGAAAGATTATTTTGGGGTTGTCTTGGTAGTACTAGTACAACATCTAATCCATTTTCAGGAGGTATGTTCGGTATGAATCACAGCGCACTTGGTACAGGGGCACATCACAGAACTTATTACTACACTAAGAATAGTATGGGTGTTTACACTCATCCTGAGGAATCAATCGCTCTACCTATGCCTGATGAGTTTACTCCAGCAAAAGGGTTTGTTCCATTAAGATTTGACAACTCTATTAGAGTGCAAGTAAAAATATCACATCCTAATAACTCTTATGCATTGCCGTCTCAGGGAGCTAACACGAATACAAGTCCATATTTTTCTAATTATGCCGCTGCTTGTGTTTATAAGGATTTAGTCGTTCCTGGTTATTAAAATATATCATAAATGAGTTACATTAGAAAAATCTCCATAGGAGGTAATTATAAGGATGCTATGCATTATCTTGTAGGTAACACCGTAATGGATGGAAGCTACAGTATATATCAAATAAGTAAAGACGAAAAGGATATATATAGTGTGTGGATAAAAAAAGGCGAAGAGGTCGTTAAATGGAAAGACTTTAAAAATATTCCAATTACAATAGAATACAATATAGATATATGAAGCCAAGATATGGCACTTTAATAAAACCTTTAGGACAAGAGTATAACAACGAAACAACAATATCTGGAGTAACTTTAATAAATAACACTTCTATAGAAGATGTTGATTATGTAAACAGGATTGGTGTGGTTGTTAGTACAAGAGATAACTCTACACTACAGAAAGGCGATTTAGTTGTTGTGCATCATAATGTTTTTCGAACCTATTATGACATGAAGGGCAACAAGCGCAAAAGCAACGAATATATTAGAGATAATTTGTATCTTGTATATGACGATAAAATATACATGTACTATAGAAATAATCAGTGGAATACACATAACGATTACTGTTTTGTAAAGCCTATTGATTATCAGCAAGATGAATTGCTGCACAGGGTTGACGTACAGGAAGAAGAACACGTGGGTATAATAAAGTATATAAACCACGATTATTTAAAACCTGGAGACAAGGTAGCATTCACAAAGAACAGTGAGTATAAGTTTACTATAGACGATCAGAAACTGTACAGAATGAAAAACAAAGATATTTGTATACTTTTTTAATATGCAAGAATTTATTGTAGGATATTTATTGTTTAGATTTATAGAATACTATTTAGTAAAATTGTTTTACTACATAATGAATAAGTAATTTATATGGATAATTATTGGGTGTCTACCTCAACTTGGGAAGATTTAGAATATACATACGTTTATACTAATGAGCGATACTAAAGAGACTATATCTAGAGTCATTTCTGCTGGTGAAAAGGCAGTAGAAGAGCTTATTAAGGTTGCTGAAGAGAGTATTATAACTGGACATCCAGATGATGACCTTGCAGCTGATAGATTAAAGAATGCAGCAGCAACAAAGAAATTAGCAATATTTGATGCTTTTGAGATATTGCAGAGGATAGAGAACGAAAGAGATAAACTCAATGGCGAGACAGAGTCTAAAGAAAGTAAAGGAAAAGATACAGGATTCCAAAGCTTCGCAGAGTCAAGAGGAAGAAAAACTTGACCTTATGATGGTTGTCAATCACATTGATAAAAAGGTGATAGACAAACTAAACAAAGACAAAGCGTGGAAGTATGGATACAACCCTGAACATGATGTCGTTGTCATTGGAAAAACTGGTCAAATAGGTGAAGTAGTAGAAATACAAAACCTAAAAATAGCATTACCTTTGCAGCCTGAAAACGTCTATCAAAGAAGTGAAAAGGTTAACGAGCAATTCTGGGAAGCAAAACCAATACCAACAGAACTTAAAAAAATTTCGACCATATTCCAGTGGAATGAGTACACATCTGCATTCAAGGAGTCATGGGTTGATTACATTGAGAATGAGTTCGAAAGAAGAGAAAATGGTTACTGGTTTAAAAACAACGGTAATCCTACTTATATCACTGGCACTCATTACATGTACTTGCAGTGGACCAAAATCGATGTCGGACATCCAGAGTATAGGGAATCAAACAGAATCTTTTTTATCTTCTGGGAAGCATGTAAGGCGGATGAAAGGTCATACGGAATGTGCTATCTTAAGAACAGACGGTCTGGTTTCTCATTCATGTCAAGCGCAGAATCAGTCAATCAAGCCACAATCACCTCAGACGCCAGGTTTGGTATCTTGTCAAAGACTGGTGCTGATGCAAAGAAAATGTTCACAGACAAGGTTGTGCCAATATCCAAAAATTACCCCTTCTTTTTTAAGCCTATCCAAGACGGTATGGATAGACCAAAAACAGAACTTGCCTACAGGGTGCCTGCCTCTAAGCTTACACGAAAAAGTATCGAGCGGGACGACAGGGATGACCTTACTGGTCTCGATACCACAATAGACTGGAAAAACACAGGCGACAATAGTTATGATGGAGAAAAACTTAAACTGTTGGTGCATGATGAAAGTGGTAAGTGGGAAAGGCCAGATAACATACTTAACAACTGGAGAGTAACTAAAACTACTTTAAGGTTAGGTAGAAAAATCATAGGTAAATGTATGATGGGCTCTACATGTAACGCTAGAGACAAGGGTGGTGAGAATTTTAAAAAACTATATGACGACTCTAATGTCTTAGAGCGTAACGCAAATGGTCAAACTAAAAGCGGAATGTATTCTCTCTTCATACCGATGGAATGGAACATGGAGGGGTTTTTAGACAGGTTTGGATATCCAGTTTTTTACACGCCAGAAAATCCTGTATTAGACAATCAGGATCAATATATATATCAGGGTGTTCTCGATTACTGGCAAAACGAAGTAGAGTCTCTTAAAAACGATCCTGATGCCTTAAACGAATTTTACAGGCAATTTCCAAGGACAGAAAATCACGCATTTAGAGACGAAGCACAGAATAGTTTATTTAATTTGACTAGGATATACGAACAAATAGATTATAATGATACTCTAGAAGCTCAACGTGTTATACAGAGAGGGAACTTTTCTTGGCGTAATGGCGTAAGAGATACAGAAGTTATATGGACACCAGACCCTAATGGGGCTTTTCACGTCACGTGGTTGCCTAGTCTTGAGTTAAGAAACAATGTTCAAAAGAAAAATGGTAAATACTTTCCAGGAAACGAACACCTAGGGAGCTTTGGTTGTGACTCTTATGATATATCTGGAGTAGTGGGAGGTGGTGGATCTAAGGGTGCATTACACGGTTTGACAAAAATGAATCTAGAGGCTCCTTCAGATATATTTTTCTTAGAGTACATTTCTCGTCCACAAACAGCCGAAGTGTTTTATGAAAATGTGCTTATGTCTTTACATTTTTACGGAATGCCAATACTAGTGGAAAACAATAAGCCACGGTTATTATATTATTTGAAAAACAGAGGATATCGTGCATTTTCAATATCAAGACCCGATAAAAGCAAGATGGATTTATCTAAGTCCGAAAAAGAATTAGGTGGCATACCGTCATCTGTTTCAGTTATATCCATACACGCAGAAGCTATAGAATCTTATATAAATGACCACGTTGGATATCCAGGAGACAGAGAGGGTAAAATGTATTTTAACAGAACATTATTGGACTGGGCTAATTACGATATTAATAAAAGAACAAAGTTTGATGCGACTGTTAGTTCGGGCCTAGCAATAATGGCTAATAACAAGTATGTTGTCAAACCTGTGAAAAACAATAACGAAATAAACCTTACCTTTGCAAAGTACGATAATAAAGGTCGACAAAGTACAATTATATAGAGTATGAACGGAACTAAACACCGCATGGCTGTCGGTATCCCCGATCCTCTTGTATCTGATGCAAGCAAGCAATCCAAGGAATTTGGGCTACGTGTGGGACGTGCTATAGAGGAAGAGTGGTTTAGAAAAAGCTCTGGTACATCTAGGTTTGTGAACAACAGAGATGGTTATCATAGGCTAAGGCAATATGCCATGGGCGAGCAGTCCGTAAAAAAATACAAAGACGAATTAGGGGTTAATGGTGATATATCTTATCTAAACCTAGATTGGACGCCTGTGCCAATCATACCTAAGTTTGTTGACATAGTAGTTAATGGTATGTCTGACAGATTATATGATGTTAGAGCAGAAGCCGTAGATCCTGTTTCATCAAACAAAAAGGCAGTATACAAGAATAGAGTTGCTACAGAAATGAGTAACAAAGATGACTTTATGGAAATGGAGTCTGTTCTTGGAGCAAAGATGTTTACACAAGATCCAGAAAACTTACCAGAAAGCGATGATGAATTAGAGTTACATATGGTAACTGAATACAAGGATGATATAGAAATAGCTCAAGAAAAATCTATTGAAACTGTATTCAAAATAAATAACTATGATCAGATTAAAAATAGAGTTGACACAGACCAAACCGTTTTAGGGATATCTGCTGTTAAACATTCTTTTAATCTACATGACGGAATTAAAATAGAGTACGTTGATCCACAAAATCTAATATGGAGTCCTACGGAGGATCCAAGGTTTCAAGACTGTTATTATTTTGGTGAGGTAAAAAACGTAAACATTAGTGAGCTAAAAAAAATAGATCCTTCATTAAGTAAGGAGCAATTAGAGGAAATTGCAAAGCTTTCGTCAAAGGCCGATGTGTATCCTGGTATAAGACACACATTTAACACTGATAACTTTGACAAGAGTACAGTAACATTATTATATTTCTGTTATAAGACTGACAAGAGTATCGTATACAAGAAAAAGAAAAACGCCTACGGAGGAGATAAGGTGTTAAAGAAAGACGATCAATTTGATGCACCAAAAACAGATCAAGCAAGATTTGAGAAACTTTCTAAAAAAATTGACGTATGGTACGAAGGTGTACTTGTGTTAAACACACACTACATTCTGAAATGGGAATTAATGAAAAACATGGTGAGACCGAAGTCAGCGGTACAAAAGGTGTACGCTCCTTACATTGTCAGTGCGCCAAAAATGTACAGAGGACAGATAGACTCTCTAGTGAAAAGAATGATTCCATTCGCTGATCAAATACAGCTAACTCACTTAAAATTACAGCAAGTAACATCTAAAATGATACCAGATGGTGTATACTTAGATGTTGACGGATTATCTTCAATAAACTTAGGAAATGGTGCGACTTACACGCCTCAAGAGGCACTTAACTTGTTTTTCCAAACAGGTACTGTTATTGGTAGGAGCACCAATGAAGAGGGTGAATTCAATCATGGCAAAATTCCTGTACAAGAACTTACGTCTAGTGGAGCTAATAATAAAATATCTACACTTATAAATATGTACAATCACAACCTGAATGTATTAAGAGGCGTTACAGGTTTAAATGAGGCTAGAGACGGCAGCATGCCTGATCCAGATTCTTTAGTTGGTGTGCAAAAGATTGCTGCTCTTAATAGTAATACGGCAACAAGACACGTATTACACTCAGGATTGTTTACTACAGAGAGACTAGCAGAGTGTGTTGCATACAGAATATCTGATGTACTTGAATACTCAGACTTTAGAGATGACTTTGTTAAGTCAATAGGTCAGTCTAGTGTTGAGCTAATGGAAGAAATTAAGGAGTTGCATTTACACGACTTTGGTATATTTATAGAGTTACATCCAGACGAAGAAGAAAAGCAAGCACTGGAAGCAAATATACAGGCTGCATTAAGTGCTGGTAAAGTTGATATAGACGATGTTATAGATGTAAGAAGTGTTAAGAACGTAAAAATAGCTTCACAACTACTTAAGGTTCGCAAAAGACGTAAAGAAAGAAGCGATCAGAAAAAGCAGCAAGAGAACATGGCTTTGCAGGCGCAAGCAAATCAACAAGCTCAGATGGCAGCCGAAGCAAAAAAGCAAGAAGGCAGAATGAGAGAGCTAGAGATGGAAGCTAAAATAATAGAGATGAAAGCTCAGTTCGAAATACAGAAAATGGACAGAGAGCTTCAGCATAAATTAACCTTACTAGAAAAGCAAGGCGAGATAAATAATCAAAGGCAAGCTACAGACGTAGCCACACAACTATCAAAAGAAGCTTACAAAGAAGATCGTAAAGATAAAAGAACAGAAAAACAAGCTTCTCAGCAATCCAAACTTATACAGCAAAGAACGCAAGATCTCGATCCAATAGACTTTGATGGACAAGATTCGTTAGGCTCTGGTATTCAGGGACTTATGGGACAATAATTGTTCGTACCTTTGCAATAAATATACCTTAATATAATACAGTTAAAATGGCAGAAGAATTAGATTTCAAACTAACTCCTTTGGATGACAATGGTGATCCTATAGAGTACCAGAAAAAAGAAGAAAATGTACGGGAAGAACAAATCGAAAATGAAGGGCAAAATGACCAAAACGAAAGCGAAGTCGAAAGCCAAAAGCAAGAAGAAGTAAAGGTAGACGAAGTTGATAGTGCTACTCAAGAAAATACACAGCAAGAAGAAGAACCTGAGATACAAGTTTCGGAAGTTGCTGAAGAGGTTGATGATAATAAACAGAGCTCTCAACCTGATAAAGAATTAACGGATGATGATATTCTTAGTGTACTAAAAGAAAGGTATAACGTAGAGAGTCAATCGTTAAAAGACGTTCTTACAAATAATGAAAAATCTGAAAGCATTGAGCTGACGGATGATGTGAAGAAGTTCTTGGAATTCCAAAAAGAAACTGGAAGAGGACTTCAAGATTTTCTTATGGCACAGAGAGATATTGATTCTCTGTCTGATGTAGAGGCTCTAACAGAGTACTACAAAGAAACAAAACCACATCTATCAGCTGAAGACATAAGCTATCTATTGTCAGAAAACTACTCTTATGACGAGGAACATGATGACGAGAAAGAAGTAAGAAAAAAGAAGATAGCTTTTAAAGACGAAGTGTACAAGGCAAAGCAGCATTTAAATACTATAGCAGAAAAGTACAAAGTTCCCCTTGGGTCAAGCGATGGAGCTCCATTATCTGCTGATATTAAAGAAGCTGTTAGCTTTTATACTGAATATAAAGAGAACACAGAAAAGCAGAATCAACTGCAACAGGAATATCAAAAGATTTTCCGTGAAAAAACAGACAACGTTTTTAACCAAGAATTCAAAGGTTTTGAGTTTAACGTAGGTGATAAAAAGTTGTTGTTTAAAGTAACAAACGTTGATAATGTAAAATCATCTCAGTCGGATATAAATAGTATGCTTAATAATTTTTTAGACAAAGAAACAGGTGCTTTGGGTGATGGTATGAAATTCCATAAAGCTGCATTCGCAATGAATAATCCTGACTTAATAGCTAAATTAGCTTATCAACAAGGATTGTCTGATGCAACAAAAGGAATTGTACAGGAGACAAAGAACATTGACATGTCTGTGAGAGATAATAAGGATACGCAAAATAAAGGATCAAACTTTAAAATATTAGACTCAGGTGATACCTTTTCTAGTGGGCTCAAATTTAGAAAAAGATAACCCATAAAAAAAATTAGAAAATGGCTTTAACATTTACTGGTGTAGGTGGTGCGTTAACACCAGCTCCAACCAAATCGACATTGTCGACAAATTACCTAGGGTCAAATATTGAGTTTACCTCTCAGTATTTACCTGAACTATATGAAAAAGAATTTGAGAAGTACGGGAATCGTACTGTATCATCTTTCTTACGCCAAGTAGGCGCAGAAATGCCTTTTGCATCTGACGTTATCCAATGGACAGAGCAAGGACGTTTACACTTAGCTGTAACAGGAGCAACACGTGCTGCTGATGTAATCACTTCTACAGGACACCCTTTCCGTGCAGGACAAACTGTTATCATTATTGACGGTGACGGAACTACTGAGAAAGGTATTATCCTTGATGATGCTGATTTAACTGCTAATACTTTTGCTGTTGCTTCTTATGAAAATTCGGCTATTGATACCGCAATGGCAACAACTGGATTAAAAGTGTTTGCATACGGTTCTGAGTTTAAAAAAGGAACTGCTGGAATGAAAGGAAGCTTAGAAGCTCCTAAAGATATCTTGTCTACTACTCCTATTATCATCAAAGATAAGTATGAAGTAAATGGATCAGATATGGCACAGATTGGATGGATTGAGTATTCTGATGAGCAATCTTCAGGTTACTTATGGTATCTTAAGTCTGAAAGCGAAACACGTTTACGTTACGAAGACTATCTAGAGCTTTCTTTAATTGAAGGTGTACCTGCTGCTGCAAGTTCAGGAGCTGATGACGAAGGATTCGAAGGAACTAAAGGTTTATTCTATGAGCTAGAAAACAGAGGTAACATCTCATCTGGTTCTATCGATAGCAGAGATGATATCGAAGAGTTAATTAAAGTTCTTGATAAAGAAGGTGCTATTCAAGAAAACGTAATGTTTGTGAATCGTACTAAGTCTTTCGAGATTGATACTGTATTAGCTGCACAGAATAACTCTGGTGCTTCTACTGCATCTTATGGTTTGTTTGACAACGAAGAAGACATGGCATTAAACCTTGGATTCAAAGGATTCAACTTAGGTTATGACTTCTACAAAACAGACTGGAAATACTTAAACGATCCTGTAACTGGTGGATTAGTTGGTTCAATTGACGGTGTACTTGTACCTGCTGGAACAACTTCAATCTATGACCAAGTAATGGGACGTAATGCAACTCTTCCTTTCTTGAACGTACGTTATCGTAAGAACGAGGCTGAAGATCGTAAGTACAAGTCTTGGGTGACTGGATCTGCTGGTGGTGCTGCTACTAGTGATTTAGACGCTATGCAAGTACACTTCTTAAGCGAAAGAGCTCTTTGTGTACATGGAGCAAACAACTTTATCTTAATGAAGTAATATTTATCAAGGGGGATGGTATTTCTGTCCCCCTTATTTTAATATAATTAAATCTTAATAAAATGGCAAAAAGAACTACGGCTGCCAAGCCTAAATGGGAAAATAAGGATCGTGTATATATTCTTAAAACAAGCGGAACACCTGTATCCTACACTATAAATTCCAAGCACTCTAGAAATCATCCACTGCAATACTTTGACGGGAAAATGCAAAGACCTTTACGTTATGCAACCAATCAAAGTTCTGTTTTTATGGATGAACAGCAAGGTGATGTTATTATAGGTAGAATTACTTTTTTAGACGGAAAACTTGAGGTGCCTAAAGAAGATGTTGTAAAGCAACAATTTCTTTCTATATACCACCCACAACTTAATAAGCTTTATTTTGAGTTTGATGCGGAACAAGACGCAACAGAAGACCTGGAAGATGAGTTTAACGTATTAGACGCTCTTAATATGGTTCGTGACATGGATATTAGTGATTTAGAAGCTATCGCAAGATCTGTGTTCAAGTCACGTGTTAATAGCATGACGTCAAGCGAAATACGTAGAGACATGCTTATGTATGCTAAAAACGAACCAGAAGAGTTTATTTCTTTAGCTAACGATGATAACATTAAGCTAAGAAACATTGCTGTTCGTGCTCACGAATTCGGTATTATAGGAATATCTAAAGATAACAGAACGGTTTTTTGGAATGACAAAAGCAAAGAAAAAATCATTACAGTTCCATTCGGAGAAAATGTATTTTCTGCTTTAGCAACTTTCTTTAAAACTGATGATGGTAATGATGTTTTACAAGGCATAACTAACAAGCTTTAGTAATACATTATATAATGAATGCAAAGGGAGGGTGCTAAATGTGCCTTCCCTTTTTTCGTATTTTTGTGTAAAGTTTTAGAACATGATCAACCACGTACGACAAACTGTTTTGACAGTGTTGAATAAAGAGAATAGGGGTTTTCTAACTCCAGATCAATTTAATCAATATGCAAAGCACGCACAAGAAACATTATTCTCACGTTACTTCGATGAGTATAACAGGTTGGTTACACAAACTAACAGCAGAAGAGGTGGAGATGTGTATAGTGATAAGGAGGCTATACTTAGAAAGAACATCGAAAAGTTTGTTAAAAAAACAACAGTACCACAAGCAAATGATCATTACTCTAAGCCAATAGATATGTATCACTTGATATCTTTGCGGTTTACAGAAGCTAATGTTACTAGGGAAATAGAGGAGTTAGAAAAAAAACACGAGATGTTTTTAATCAATTCTAACCTCACAGCACCGTCCAAAAACTTTCCAGTTTATATTGATGTAGATGATTTTATAACTGTTAAACCTGACAGTATTATAGGCGAAATAGAGTTTGTATATATAAGAAAATTAAGAACACCTAAATGGACTTATTCTACAGACTTCGGAAGTATTGAGGAGCCAGTATTTAATGGTTCTGCGCTGGACTATCAAGACTTTGAACTTGGTCCAGAAGATGAGCCAAAGCTGGTCGTTGAGATATTAAAACTAGCTGGTGTTACGATTCGTGAAACAGAAATTACGCAAGTTGCTCAGGGTATTGATCAACAGGAGACACAAAAAGAAAACATGTAATATATGGCACTTACGGATCAACAATATTATAGCGATGAGGCAAACTGGGGAGGTAGTCAATACACTAAACTTAGTGACATAATAAACAACTTTTATCTTTTTTACGTTGGAGACGATAAGGCTTTAAGTAATGTTAAAAGGTATGATGTAGTCTTTCATGCTAAAAGAGGTTTACAGGAATTACATTATGACGCTCTAAGAGAGGTTAAGGTATTAGAACTTGAATTGCCAGATGACTTACAGCTAACTTTGCCAAAAGATTTTATAAAATTTGTAAGACTGTCTTGGGTTGACAACGATGGGAGGTTGCACCCCATGATGATAGATGCCTCTACAACTATAGCAAAAGCATATCTACAAGACGAAGATTACAATATATTATTTAATACAGACGGTGAAGCTCAAGAAGGTACTCCGTTTATGGACATCAAAATCGATCAAAGAAATAACAGTACTAGCGATGTTGATGAGGATTTAGACAATGTTACAGACGAGTTAATAGGCGGAAGGTTTGGTATGAATCCAGCTAGAGCTAATGTAAACGGAATGTATGTAATAGACAAGAAGCTCGGTGTTGTAAGATTTAGTTCTGAAGTTAAAGGTAAAGTTGTAGTAATGGAATATATTACTGACGGAGTATCTTACCTTGAAGAGGGTGATTTGTCTGTGAATAAACTAGCAGAAGATTATTTATACAAATACATTGCGCATCAAATAGTAAGCTATAAATTTGGAGTACAAGAGTACATAGTAAGGAGATTTAAAAACCAAGCATTCGCTGCGTTAAAAAACATGAAGCTGAGAATGATGGATATACATCCGTTTGATTTAGTGCAAATAGCTAGAGGGCGTAACAAGTGGATTAAATAATGGCAAAAGCTAAAAACATTTTCCAGGCAGGAAAAATGAATAAAGACGCAGATGAGCGTCTTGTACAGCAGGGTGAATATAGAGATGCATTAAATGCAAATGTACTTACTTCTGCTGGTTCAGGTATGGGGGCGATGGAAAACGCTCTGTCAAACTCATCTTTGACTGTAGGTACCGACACTTGTATGGTGCGTAATGTCACTGTTACTGGCAATGGAGGATCATATTTATTTAATGGAGAAAACTTACATGATAATGCACCTTATTATTTAGGAGTAGGTAATTACACTTTTAATGTAGATAGTGGGCACCCTATTAGATTTTATAATGGAAATGCAGACTCTTACGAGGTTACTAGCGCAACAACAACAAACGAAATAAATGGTGACACATTTTACTCAGGTACAGTTGTATTAAAGATAAAATCTGATTTTGATACTATTAGTATAGACTGTCAGCACCACGATACAATGACAGAGCCTAATGCTTTTGTGTACAAACAAATATGTAGCACAGCAACAGTATTAGATTTTGGCAACAATCCAGTAACTATTGGTTCGTTAGCTGACGACACTTTAAATAAGGTTTGGTGGTTTGTAAGGTCTGATGATGGCTCTTATATAGCTGAGTATGATAAGGATAATGGTGTTTCTTCTATTGTGTTAAAAGATACACGTTCAGGAAATGCCAACATATTAAATTTCTCTAAGTCAAATTACATAGAGTCAAACCTCATATACGACAGCGACAATGATCGTATTCTTTTGTTTTTTACAGACGGTGTAACACAACCTAAAAGAATAGAGGTAAATGACGCAAAAACATGGGCAGACAGCTCTTTTGCCTTAGAAGATGTTACAGTAATTGTGGCTCCACCATTACATCCACCTACGCTGACACTTCAAGCTTCTACACAATCACAAGAAAACAACCTCAAAGAAAAGTACGTTTACTTTGCGTACAGATATAAATACAAGCTTGGAGAGTTTTCACCACTATCTCCCTTCAGTCAAGTAGCGTTTAGTCCTTACAATTTTAACTTTGATTATCAGCAAGGCTCTAACGAATCTATGCTTAACAGCATAAACCAAGCTACTGTAAACTTCAATGTTGGTAGTGATAAGGTAACGCATGTACAAGTTGTATTTAAGGTTGCAGGAGATGAAACGCTATTTGTTGTAGAAGACTTTAATAAAAGTAAAAAGAACTGGGCAGATAACAGTTTACAGTCAATTACGTTTGACAACAGTAAAATATATAGTGTATTAGATCCAAGAGAGTTAAGAAGATATTACGATAACGTACCTCTTACGGCTAAAACTCAAAACCTTATAGGGAATAGGTTGGTCTACGGTAATTATACTGAAAACTACGACTTAGTAAATTGCAACGGTGAAGACATAACTTTAGACTTTACGGCAGGACATACTTCTACTGATGTAGAGGACGCTAACATAGGAGATAAGTATACTTCAGTCAAGTCTAACAGGGATTACGAGATAGGTCTAGTTTATTTAGATCAGTTCGGCCGATCTACAACTGTGCTTACTAGTGAGAATAACACAACATATGTGCCTGCTTCTGCGTCTGATAAACAAACAGATCTAACGGTTACCATAAACCATTTGCCTCCTAAGTTCGCAACAAACTTTAGAGTTTTTGTAAAACAAACGAAAACAGACTACCACACAATACTTCCAACAACTTTCTACAAAGATGATAATACTGGGAATATACATGTATTGTTAAATGCTACGGATATTGACAAGGTAAAGGCTGGAGACTTTCTTATAGTAAAGTCTGATACTGTAGGGAAAAAAGATACTTTAGTAGAAACTAAGGTGCTATCTATTGAAAAACAAGAAGTAAACTTTTTAGAAAATAGTGATTATCCTGGACAAGATGATCCTGCTATAGCACAATTATCTGGAACCTACATGGTCATCAAGCCTGTGGGCTATAGGATGAACGAGTCTGATTATACAACGTATTCTAATGAGGATTACGATGACTCGTCAAACAGGAGAGATGATCCGCTCAATAACTATGAAAACCTTGCAGCTAAAGTAACTGGTCCATTTTATTATGGAAGTACTTCTACGGCTGGAGACGATATAACAGTTGCAGGAACTTATTCTGGAAATGTTTATGCTAGGTTGGAAATTTCTATAGATGGTACTGGAGACGGATCAACAACACACGACAGTTTTTCTTGGTCTATAGATTATTTAGATGATGGTAGTACTTCTGGCCAGTCAGCGACTGGAGTAACAATAACGCCAGGTACACCTATAACACTTGCAGATGGAATTACTGTAGACTTTGCTGCATCTACAGGTCACGATACATCTGACTTATGGAATGCAACATTAAAGCCAGCTAGTCCGTCATATCGGAGAAACAGTAAGGCTTTTGCTGTATTTAAAGGGTTGCCTGTAGAAGATGAGAGCATACGTGTTGGTACAAAAATATACATAGAGTATGATGAGTATAATGAATACGAACAGTTTTATGCTAACGAATTTATCTCTGATGACAACTACGATAATATAGAGGAGTGGTATTTTAAAAGCGGTGTTAAAAATACTTTAGAAACAGCTGGTTTTACAGACGACAGAATATTCTTTGAGCGTGGTGTATACGACTCAAGCAGCACAGATTTAGACGCAGCTAGAGGCGATACTGAGCCCTTACACATGATTATTGAAAGTGAGGGAACTCAAAATAATGACGTTGACGCTAGAGTTAAAATAGATAGTAAGATAAGAGTTACAAAAAGAACTTCTTTAGATGAGTTGTGTTTTGAGACAAAACCAAAAGAAGATGTTTCATCATTGTTTTATGAAGTTCCTTTTACTTGGGATATAACTAGCCAAGGATATCACTCTGGGAATACAAACCAAGACAACACTACGGCTGCATCTATAACAATACCATTCTATAATATATGGGCATTCGGTAATTGTGTAGAGAGTTTTAAGATTAGAGACTTATTTAATGCACCTGCCTACAAGTTAGAAAATAGACCACTTAGTAATATTACTGACTACAAAAAGTCATTTAGAGTATCATCTCTAACCTATAGTGGTGTATACGAGCAATCCACAAAAGTTAATGGGTTAAATGATTTTAATTTAGCAGAAATAAACTACAAAGATCTTGACGATAAGTATGGTGCTATTAATAAGATAATACCACGAGACACAGATCTAATTGTTTTCCAGCAAAACAGGGTAAGTCGTGTCCTTATTAATAAAAACGTACTGTATAATGCAGATGGTTCAGGAAATGTTTCGTCCACAGCTGATATACTAGGAACTGTAGTTGCATATTCAGGAGAGTTTGGTGTAAATAGACATCCTTTTAGTGTTGTTCTTTGGGGTACTAGAATATATTTCGTAGACGAAAAAAGAGGATCAGTATGCAGGCTTTCAAGAGACGGAATAGAACAGATTTCTGACTTTGGTATGAATGACTGGTTTAGAGATAGATTAAAACCAGACGCATCAAAAAGAATATTAGGGGGTTATGACCCACACACTAGAGAGTTTATTTTGTCTCTTCAGGAGTCATATACAGAGTGGCGACCAGATACTATTGAGTGCGAATTAATTTACGATGATGACGCACCGCCAACAAGTACTACGAGTACGAGCTCTACAACACTAGAGCCGACAACTAGCACAACAACGGAGCAGCCAACAACGAGTACGACTACGGATTTTTTTTTTTGATACTACTACCAGTACTACACTTCCTCTTTTAACAACATCCACTACACTCGATCAAAACCAAACCACAAGCACCACTACGCAGTTTGTATGTAATCCGTTCTTTATAAGCACTGATGAAAACGGACAAATAGAATTCTACACAACAAACGTTGATGCCTGCGGTAATACAGATCACACGTTACAACAGCTTTGTCACAACGGAACTGGATCACTACCAGAAGACGGTGACACGATCTATAAACTAGATGGTACTGTGTTTGTTGGCTTCAACTATTACTACGCAATATCTGAAACGTCTCAGCCTAGAAGTCAGACACACACTATGAAGATTGCCTTTAATGGTACGGTGTCAGAAAAAACATCATGTGTTCCTCCAACTTCTAGCACAACGACATCCACTTCTACAACAAGCACTTCTAGTACATCATCTACATCTAGTACTTCGAGCACTACTAGCACAAGTTCTACTACGACTAGTACAAGTAGTACCTCTACAAGTAGCACTACAACAAGTAGTACTACAACAAGTTCAACAACTAGTACAACCACACAAGATCCAAGCATACCAACTACGAGTACTACAAGTACTTCGTCAACAACAAGCAGTACGACAACTAGTACTTCATCTACAACAACAAGTAGCACGACAACTACTAGTAGTACAACAAGTACAAGTTCTACAAGCAGTACAACATCAACAACAACAACACCTATATGCAATGATTTTTACATTGGTACAGGTTTTGGTGAAACTCCTTATTGTTTTTCGTCAGGTTCTGGCGCATGTTCTTCAGCAACAAGAATGTTGTTTCAAGCATGTCACAATGGTACTAATTCTTTGCCAATTATTGGTGACAGAATAAGGAGAACAAACGGTATTATATTACAAGGTGGTAATTGTTGGTTTGCTGTAGGTCCATACAATATATCCAATTCACAGCAAAGTGGTATTAAGGTTAACAACCAAGGTTACGTAATAGACGCATATACTTGTAGTACAACAACAACCTCTACAAGTACATCTTCAACAACTACAATACAGCCAACTACAAGCACAACAACAAGACCAGCAACGACTTCATCTACATTACAGCCGACTACGAGTACCACTCTACAACCGACTACAAGTACTACCTTAGAACCAACTACAAGCACGACAACCTCTAGTACAACTACGACAATACAGCCAACAACAACGACACTAGAACCTACAACGACTTCAACAACCACGCAGGCCCCGAAAGAAATATGTTATTACGAGACATCTGAAACTCCAGTGTATAGTCAAGACATTACAACTGCCTGTTCTGTAAACACAACTATAGTTACTGGTTATTATGTAGGGACTTTTGTAATACCACAGATTGGAGACACAATACAAGACAAGAATAGAAACGTAATGTCTCATGGAGTTACTGGAGGTATTAGATATGTAACGACATCAGGAAGCTGTGGTGTTTCTCAAGACGAATTAGTCTTTGGTATTGATGATTCTGGTGTAATCCAAAGCATATCGACATGTTCAGAATTAACAAGCACAACTACTAGCACAACAGTAGAACCAACAACAACTCTTGAGCCAACTACAACATTATTGCCCACTACTACAATTCAGCCAACAACAAGTACAACAACATTTAGTGGTAATTATCGTATTGTTAAGTTAGGTGCTAATATTTGTATAGATGGCAGTACTAGTAGCACAAGGGTGAGTGCATCAAATTATTGTAATTTCGATGCTTTTTATTTTACCAATGACTACTATTGGGTTGGTAGTGGTGCTGAACCACAAATAGGAGACTTTGTTTATCAAGATCAACAACTTACATCTGGAGCAGCAACAGGTGCTTATCATGTCGCATTAAAGATCGGTGGTCCAGGTTTCACTTGTGCTCCAATAAATTATACTGCAAAAATTAATAATTATGGAGAAATAGTATCTATGTTTGGTCCGTGTCCAACAACTACTACAACGACACCACCAACTTCAAGCACTACAATTGAGCCTACAACTACTCTGGAACCAACAACAACTTTAGAGCCAACTACAACCACTACAGCAGAGCCAACTACAACTACTACAGCAGAGCCAACCACAACTCTTAGAACAACCATACACCTGGGTAGCCGTGACAACTATGGAAATGGATCTCTATTTGTAAATTGTGCTGCAACCTGCGATGTGTTTACACACTTTAACTATAGTGTTTATTTTAACGGAAGTAGCTTACCAGTAGTTGGAGATAGAATATATGTTACGTCAACAAATGCTCCTATGTATGGAGGTAACTTGTATTACGCTGTAAGAGTTAATAGTGGATATGGTTATGTGGAATATGCTATTAGGGTAAATAGTAGTGGATATGTAACTACTGTATGTCCTGCATGTCCTGGAACGACAACAAGCACAACCTTAACGCCAACAACATCCAGTACAACAGCAACACCAACTACATCTACAACTATTGAGCCTACAACGACAAGTACATCTACGATAACACCAACCTCGTCAACCACGTCATCTACAACATCTACTACACTGCAACCGACTACGAGCACAACTACAGCAGTGCCAACCACTACAGTGCCACCAACATCGTCAACAACTACTCTTGATACTTTTTACCTTGGAGCTGACGCTTATGGTTATATGTGGTATTCTCAGGAATCTCATGAGATTGCTACAACTTATGGGGGTTCTACACAGTGGTCACTACCGTCTCTTTGTAGTGCTACATATTACATAAAAAAACTTAGACACACTGGCACAGGCACAATGCCTACAGTTGGTGATTATGTGAAAACCATGTCTCATAATGAATTTAATGGAGCTGTTGAAGAGGATAGTACATCTGCATGGTTTATAATGACCCCTTACTTAACATATCCTAACTCACCTATTCAATACGAAAAACAGCTCATACAAATAGCTGATGATGGTGAGGTGTTAGATGTTATATCTTGTTTGCAAACAACTACTTCTACCTCTACAACAACTCTTAATCCTAGTGTGCCTACAACGACACTTACATATAGTTTACAGTCTTGTCCAGCTCAGTGGTCTTATTCAAGTGGTCAAGCATTCCCATCTTTATTAAGAGTTGACTTAGGATATGGACTAGGGTGGGTTAATATGTCAGTACTAGCTTCACAGGTTCCAGATAAGTTTATTGTAAAAAGATTAGGATCTGTTGTATACGACACAGGATACATAGGTAGTGTAACATATCAATCACAGCTAGATACGTATCTTACTAATGCAGGTTTAGATACGGAAACTATAACTAACAAGCAAGATGCGCTTCAAATAAGATATTATAAAAACACTTCTTATAGATATTTGGATATAGAAGTATATGCACCGCTTGCAGGTACTGCTTGGACTGTGGATGTAAATTGTCCTATTGCACCAACTTCTACAAGCTCTACTACAGCAATACCAACGTCTAGTACATCAACAATACAACCTACAACTACAACTTCTACAATAGATACAGATGGTGATGGAATACCAGATTATTTAGATACAGATGATGATGGTGATGGTACTCCAGACAACATAGATGCATATCCATTAGACGCTGATTATGATGCAAATGCCTGTTTCGAAGTCAAAATACAAGAACGATTTGTTGAGTTTACAACACCGAGCACAAATTTAGATATGGAGTTGTTTGATCAAACACTACAGACTCAACTTAGTTCAACTGGCTGGCATAAAAGAATAAACTTTAGAAATCATCCTACGCAAGAAGACATAATAAATCTAAGAGATACATGGTGTGGATTTATAACTAATCAATATGCAATTGCTGGCATGGCATATGAGCATGCAGGGGGTTACTTTGGTGTTAATAGTGGTTATTCAGGTCCATTACCAGGCACAAAAGTTTCTTACAATGCAGAAGGTGTTAATTTTAGTGGTGGTTCCAACTCATTTCAAGGTTTAAATTTAAGTAATTATTTCGCATTTTTACAAATAGGTACTGTAAATCAAGTTGAGCGAATTACAAACATAATAATCGTCAGATATGAAGACGCTATGGTTATAGGTAGATATGATTGTGAACAAGATGTTTTCTATTATCATAATAGCTGGAATACAGAC